AGGCCCATTGAGGCTCTGGAAACGCCTGTCTTGCTCTCTACGAGGCCATCTAGGTATGTCAGCGCGCCAAGTGTCTGCCCGGCAGTAAATGGAACGGACAACTCTTGAACTGAGCCGGGCTGGCGCATACGCACGATTGCGCCAATCTCGTTGTTTAGAACGTCGTCAATGTTGACTGCGCCTTCAACGATGCCAAGGCGAGGGTTGTTTGTCATCGCCACGTTATCAAGGATAGAGCGCAGCACAGATGTGGCGGCGTCTTGGTCATCCATAACAATCTCGGCCAGTGAACGACCGTAAAATGTGTGTGGCTCTGGGTCGATTTCAAACTTGGCAAACGGCAACTCATCGCATGGCTCAACGTCCAGCAACTCATAGGCAGTGCCACCGCATGTGAGCTTGTGCAGAATTGGCACGCCAGTTCCATCAGCATCAATGCGCATGTACGCTTCCGTCACAGTGACGTTGCGCATCGCCGGGTCTTGCTCATCATCGTCAGAGGTATCCATGTCATAGCCACGGCGCTCATACACCTCTGCCTCTGTCATTTCTGAGCCACTCTCCAAGCTATCTAGCTTGAGAACAACGTCAGGATCGTAGCCCATCGCGATCAAATCGCCAGCGCGCATGTCTGTGCGGTGCGCAACTATATACGCATCGTTAAAGCTGCGTGCGTCACGGTTGATGAAGAACTCTTCCGGCGGGACGCTTTCAATGCACAGCTCACCCATTTCTTTCTGGCGGCTTAGCTTTACGCTATGGACGGGCAGCTCAATCTCCATGCCCATCTGATCCATTGAGATTACCATCTCAACGCTATGCTCAAGCACAGTTACGTTGTCATCGTCCACCAGATATGTGTACTCATCGTCAGATAGGTCGGTGAATGTGAAAATCTCGGCCTCTGGATATGTCATCCAGTATGCCTTCACGATACCCTGCTTTTTGACCAAAGCATCTTGGAAGGCGTCATTGATGACACGGTATCCGTTCAGCCGAGTAAACTCGTGGTGCATAAACTCAGTGGCCTGCTCGGCCATCGCCACGTCCTCTGGGCCACGCGGCACAAATTCAACGGGCTTGGCTGTGCTGAGGAATATGCGCATCAGGCTTGGCTTCACGGAACGTACAGTATCCCGTACTTTTGTGGCTACAACCTTGCTGCGTCCATCCTCATAGCCAAGATCAACCTCGCCGTCGTAGTAGCGCTGAGCCTTGATCCGGTCATCGCTGATCTCACTCTCAATGAAGTCCACTGCACTTGAGATTGCGTCCTGAACAATGGCCTCAATTTCGCTGCGTGATTTTGGTTTAAGTTCCATTATTGCTGCTCCTGCGGAAGTTGTGGTGCAAGGCCTAGTGTTCTAGTGGTCATTTGCGGCTTGAACTTAGTTGGGGCTGATCCTGTTGCCAGAAACCTATTTAAGTCTTGAATTTGACTTTTTATCATTGCTTCTGAAATGGGCTTTGCAATTATTGAACCTGCTAGGGCAGGTATAGCGTATGGAACTCCAGCAACATACGCTGAACCCATACCTAAATTAGAAATAACTGTCATAAGGTTAACGCCGTTTAAGGGAGATAACTTCCCAAACTGCCTCAAAACCTTATCATCTAGGCTACCCTCAAGAATGCCGTCCATTGCGGCAATTTCATCTGCCGTAAAGTAGGATCTGTCCTTTTTACTGGTCGCAAGTTTTTTTATTGCAGATTTATATCGCGTAACAATACTGGCTCCAGCCTTCACCTCTTTGTCGGCGGCCCCCAAAGCATCCTCTAAAAGCTCAAGTTTTTTGGTCCGGATGTGGCCTAAGCGTGCGGCATTAAGAAGTGAAGAGCCTTGAGCCTTTGTTTCTATAAGTTCGTCAATATCATCCAATATTGCTTTTATTCTTGGGTCATAAGGCTTGCGACCATCAATTCCTTTGGCATATTTTGCCCTAACCTGCTGACGCATATCGTCAATATTCATAAGCGTAGAATTTCCTTTAGTGTACTTTTCCAGCACTTCCATAGCATCTTGAATGTGACCGTCGCCCCTAACATCATATTTGCGACCTGCAAATCCAGATTTAAGTTTATCGTCTGATTGCGCATAAAGACCAATAATGTCGGCCTCAGTAAAAACATCTCCTACCTTATCGGCCTCTCTGTATGCCGTGTTTTTAAACGCGTACTGAGTTTCTGAAGATGGCTTTGATATGGCTCTACTTAATGTAGCATCTACAATTTCATTTCCAGTTTTAACTTCTTTCATAATTTGAGATGGCTTGATCCATTTATCATAAGGTTTTGCCACTAAGTTAAAGCTGCGAGCCGTCGCGGTGGGAGCAGCTAAAGCGCCAATTACTCTTGCAACTGGCTCTAAGGGGCTTCCCTCAAGCGCTTGGCCAGCGGCCTCGCTGCCCGCGCCAGCAACAACTGCTGTTGTTTGCGCCGGAGCTGAAAGGCCAGCTTTTTGCAAGCCGGAGCCAACGGTAGATAAGCTCTCTCCAGCGCGTCCCACTACAGGAGCCGCACTGCCAAAACCCTGCGCAGCTTTGCCAGTGGCTTTAGCAACTTTTCCAGCGGCCCCCAAGGCCCCTGCTCCACCCGCAAATTCAGCGATTGTACCTGCGAACTTGCCAGCAGTAGTCTGGCCGCGATAATCAAGTTCATCACCAAGGCCGACCGCCTCTACCCCGGACCTTAGAACTCGTCCGGTTTTAGTGTCAAATATTGGCAAGTCTTCACCAACGTCAAATCCAGCAGCTTGCAGTGCCTCTTGACCACCGCGAAGTAGGGCGCGCCCTGCCATCTCAGGCAGTTCAAGCGTGCCAATAGCGCCGCGCCCTAAGCCCGCCGCTGCTGCGCCAGCTACATCTCCAGCGTATTCGCCAAATGTGTCTATTTCGTCCCTTGGTTCCGCCTGCATGGAGCCTTGAAGAGCCATTCCGGCCTGCGCAAGCTCTTCAGCGGCTTCAATGTTTCCAGCGTCGTATGCCCTTTTTGCGGCGGCTCGGTAGTCATCTACGGTATATTCTGCCATGATATATCCTTATGGGTTTATAAATTGCATGGCGTTTGGGCTTATTCCCGATGCGGCTTGAGCTTTTGGGAATAACGGGTTCTCTTCTGCCCAATCTTTTACAAATTTTGTAAAACCTGACAAATTGCCGTTTTGCTCAATATATTGATCCGTTAATACGGCTAGATCAATTCTTCGTTGCTGAATTTGTCTTTGAATTCTAATAATTTCAGAGTTGCCTTTTGGCGTGTTTTCAAGGCCCGGAACCATAGATGTAACAAAATCTCGGTCAGCGTTTGAAAAGCCAACCCCAAGAGACCCGCCCATAACGTCAAGCGCCGTCTTTTTGGCGATAGCGTTAAATGACTCTTCATCTTTAACTAAATCAGGGTCTGCACCCATGGCAACAGCCGCTTTTTTAACCTGCAAAACTCGCTCTGCCATTGAGCCAGAATAGAAACCCGGCTGCGAAGCAAGTTGCTCCATAATGGAAAGATTGCCTAAAGCGTCTTGAGCTGCCATAGCCCCTTCAGCGTACGAGGAATACTGTTCAGCTTGCTTTTTGGCTTGAGCGAGCTGAAACGCGTTTGGCTTCTCTCCGCCAAGATTAAACACATCACCAGTTTTTGCCAAAGCAGCGGCTTGATCTGGGGTTTTGCCTTGCGCTAAGAAGTATTCGTAGTTTTTAATTTGAGACGTACGATTATCTGCCGGAGCTTTAAGCCCAGCAGTAAACGCAGCCAAATCCTTTTGTCTTTGAAACGCTTTGTCCGCCGCAGCTTCACTCTGCATAACGCTAAACGCCTCTTTCGCGCCAATCGTGCGGTTTAACACAGCATCGGCTAAATCATCACGACCTTGCGCTCGAAGCATGGCAACAGTTTTGTTTCGAGACATGTCTGCTACGCGCCGGACGCCTTCTTGGCGAATATCTGCGCCAATGCGCATGTCCTTCATAATTAAAGGGTCAAGCGCCGCAGCAAAGTTTTGGAAAGGGCTAAGGCCCGTGTCCTCACTTACCGTCGTTGCTTTGTCGAATAAGCCTAGGAGACCGCCACGCGGTTGACTTGGCTGCTGCGGATTCATCACCATTTACTTATACCCCATTGCCTTGCGCTTAGCGTCCATAAACGGGCGAATGACAAGTTTAAGCGCTGGCACTTTTGCCACAATTTTTGCCACTCTTTCGCCATATTTGCTGTAAGCGTTGTAAAACCAGTTTGGTGAATAACCGATAACCCACTCGCGGAACTGCATCCATTTTGGATCATCCTCGCCGTAAACCTCACGGGCCACCCAGCACATTTGCCCTATAGTCTGCAAGTAACTAAGCAGGCCGGGGCTTTGTGATTCCGTAATTGTTTTAGCCCCGCCTTCCTGAGCAATGCCAAGCGCGCTTAGCGGTGCTTGAAGCGACTGCGCTGGCGCACCAGTATATCCAGCGTATTGCTGTCTCGCCGCGTCGATTAACGCTTGCTGGATACCTTGCTGCAATAGACCCTGCTGGGCTTGCTGCTGCTGGATTGCTTGGCTTGTGCCAAATGCCTGCTGGCCGAGTTGACCCATTTGAGACGCGGCACCAAGGCGAGCCTGACGGTCGGACATCGCAGCCTGCAACGCTTGGCTGTAGTTTTGCTGACGCTGCTGCGCTGCCATGTCGCCCGCCATGCGGCCATATTGGCCAGCCATAACGCCTTCTGCAACGCCCTGACGAGACCCGCCAAACGCTCTGGCCGCAGTTGCCTGCGCGCCAAGCGTGTTCATTGCCATCTGACGCTGACTCTCAATGTCTTGCTGAGTGCGGTCAATAACCTCGCTAGTGTACGGGTTTGCGTACGCTCCGACTTGAAGTGGACCCTGCATGGCCCGCTGAGTTCCGCCAATCGCGCTTTGCAACGCTCCAGCAGCGGCTTGGTTTACGTTAAAGCCCTGCTGTTGAGGCATTACAGCTGGCTGGTAAGTAGCCGCAGGTTGCGCGACTGCTTGAGCTGGCTGGACCGTTGGGGCGGCTGCTGGCGTGACATTACTTGTGCCGCCTTTTCCGCCTGCGGGCATAGCCCCTGCCGCAACGGGTGTTCCACTACCACCTAATGCTGCGCCTGCTGCTGCGCCTAGTGCGCTTGTAGGCATTCCTGTTCCGCCTGCCATCTTACGATTCCTTCTTTGCAAGTTCTCTGGCTAAAATCTTTCTCGCCGACTCAGCGCTTTTAGGATTTCCGACCATTACCCCGTCAACGTAAACTTCTCGACGATCATCCTTGTATATAATACCAGTTCCACCGCTCTGAAGACTTTCCAAAAGTTGCGCTTGCTCGTAGCCAGTGTCGCCCGGCCCAGCGGGTCTGTCATTGTCCGTCGGGTGGGAGTATGAGGTAACTTTATTATCCACTGGTGGACCCGTTACGTTCAATCCGCCAAGAAGGCCCCCGCCAGTTCCGCTGTAATCTGTAATTCCTAGCGCGTCACCAATGCCGCCAAAGAAGTCGCCCACTTGGCCAAAGCTACCAACTCCGTCAGCGCCGCCGCCAGTGAATAGACTTGTGCTTGTTGACCCGGGAATTTGACTTGGCCCTCTTGGGTCAAATGCAGCAGCGTTAGTTTCCTCCGCCGAAAAGCCCGGCAAATAAGAGCCAGTGTTGACTGAGCTTCCGCCTTCAAGCTGGTTTTGAAGAAAAATGCTATTATCTAGGCCAGCCAAATCAGGATTTGCATTTGCGCGAGCGGTAAGTTCGTCAGCCCTACGTTGAGCATCTTCTTGCCTTAGCCGCTCTTCTTCCTCCATACGCACTTTTAAATCATCCGTTGTCAAAACTGGTGTGTTTGCTGACAGGCTGTCGTTAAACCCATCAGTTAAGTCGTCTACATAAGGGCCTTCGATAACTGGTGGAATGGTGAACGGAACATCAACCTGTGGAGTGGCAGGTGGGAAATACGCACTATCACCACCGCCTCCACCACCAGCGCCAATCCCACCCAAATCACCCGGAGTAGACGCTACAGTGTAATCAACTGGATCTTGCATGTTTGAGCCGGGAAGACCTGTAAACGGGTCAATAAAGAAGCTATCTATGTATTGCTTTTGACCGGGGCGAGCCTGCCCAAAAGCCTCAAGAGCTTGCTCATAAATTGGCAGTGAGGAATAACCACGCACACCGCCTGCGTAAGTCGTAGGCGCTGGCATACCACCAGAAATATCTTCCATTGACATTCCGCCACCGGGCAGGCCAAAAGCGCCAGCTGCTTGTGCCGTGCCTTGAAACGCAGCTTCCTGCGTGGGAGTAAACGCAGCAACGGTTGGGCCATACTCAGGGATAAATCCCAACCTTCTAATTTTATCAGCTTCGGTCAGATTGCGCCGAGCCGCGTCCTCAATGTACTCTGGGACTGCAACCGTTGAAGAG